AAAGCGGCTAGGCCGCTACAAGAAGAACCCGGTAGTTCTCTACAATCACAACAAGTCAGGCTTCCTCGGCATGGGCGGCGCAGCTTGCGACACCCTGCCGATCGGCAGCGCGAGCGATGTTCGAATAGTGGACGGCCACCTCGAAGCGACGTTGCACTTCGTCGACGATCTGGCGAACCCAATGGGCGAGAAGGTCTGGCAGGGATTTCTGCAAGGATCGATTCGCGCGGTGTCCGTCGGCTTCATGCCGCACAGCGTCCGAGAAGAGAAGCAGAACGACGTCGAGATCCTTCGGCTCTGTGACAACGAGCTGTACGAAATCAGCGCCGTTGCCATGCCAGCAAACGCCGATGCGGTGGCTCTGTCCGCCGAGTCCGGTAGCGAACGTCAACGACTCCGCGCGCGCGCCCGTGCCGCGCAAGAACCAAATCTCACGGCCTTGGCCGAGAAAGCGAAGATCCAAATGGACCTTGCCGAACAATTGAAGAAAGCCCAGGACGATCTCGTCGCAGCCGCCAAGGCAATCGAGACCGAAAAGGCGCTCAGCGCCGAGCACAAGACGGCCGCTGAAACCGCGCAAACTGCTCTACAAACCTCTGAAACCGCATTGAAAGCCTTGGAAACCGAGCTGGAAGAGCTCAAAGCCAAGAACGCGCTGACCACGACCGAGAAGGAGGCCAGCGAGGCCAAACTCATCGAGCTCGAGGTCGACGCTCTCGTCGGCAAGAAGATCGCCCCCGCCGAGAAAGCCGACTTCATTGCTCTGCGCACGACCGACCCGAAGCGGTTCAAGTCGATGGTCGCGAACCGAGCCGACATGCCGCACACTAAATCGCTCGTTGCCGACGACAACAAGTCGAGCAAGTCCAAGAGCAGCTCCGGCATTCTCAGCAACGCTCGCAAGTCCGCGGCCGGCAAGTAAGCCGCGCGCGTCGACTCCAATCCTCAAAAACTCAACGCCGGGGTCACTCGGCACCAGAAAAAAGGTTCCAAGTAAATGGCTAACCCGCGTGCACAAGAGCGCCTCGAAGGCGCAGACATTCGGATCTATCCCGTCAACGCCGGCACTGTCCGCAAGGGCTTCCCGGTCAAGCGCGTCGGCGCAAATGTGATCGAAGGCGTGGCGATCGGTGACAATACGATCGGTATCGCACTCGACGCTGGCGACGTTGCTGGCGTAGCCGGCGCGACCAGCATTCGCGTCGTGCACTACGGCAAGGGCATCGTCCAGGGTCTCGTCGGAACTGGCGCCGCCACTCCCGGCAGCTTCGCGAAATGGGCTGGCGCTGGCGACGGACTGACCGACGCCACCGTCGGTGGCGCGACCACGAAGCTCGTCGTTCACGGTCAGTGGGTCGAGTCCGGCGCCGCTGGCGAATACGCGGGCCTCAACCTCGGAATGGCGTCCGCCACCGTCGGGTCCTGAGCGCTCGCGCGCCGACCTTTCAACCTCTTTCGCAACCAAAGTAACTGGAGCCAACTCAAATGATCCGAACCGACAACGCGATGCCGGTGCAACGCACCGCCGCAGGTCTCGAGTACGAAAAACTCGTCAAGTACGTCAAGGGCATCGAGTCGCGCGGCGACGACGCCGAGATGGCGGAGTTCGCAGAACGCAACTCAGACATCCTGGCAGTCAAGGACCTCCGTCCCGGCGACGTGCACCAGGACACCGTCCTCACGTCGATGTCAGTGCAGTACGTCAACGACGACTACATCGGCTTGCAACTGATGCCGCGCGTGCTCACGGGTGGCGCTCTGAGCGGCATCTATTACGAATACAATCAGCGCGATCGCCTGGCGTACCCGGATGACACCGTAGCCGATCGCGTCAACGCGAACGAGCTCGGGCAGGGCCGCACCAAGCGCAATTTCAGCCTCGGGATCCGCTCACTGCGCGAGTACCTCGACTGGATGACGATCCAGAACCAGAGTGCTCCGCTGAACGAGCTGATCGACGTACAATCGCATGTGCTCGACGGCTTGGCGTTCAACCAAGAGCTACGCATCATCGCGGCGACCACGACCCCCGGAAACTTCGGCGCGAACACTGTGGCGCTGGCTGGCTCTGACCGCTTCGATACTTCGGCTGGCGGCGATCCCGCTGGCGTCGCTGACACGGCGATGGCGAACCTCTGGCAGGGTATGGGCCCGAGCAAGACGGTCGCCGTTGCATCGCTCAGCGTCTACAACGTGCTGAAGCGCCACCCGCGCATCCTCGACACCTTCAAGTACGGCGTCGGCGCCGAAGGCCCGAAGATGGCCAACACGAAGATGCTCGCCGAGTACTTCGAGGTCGACGAGTTCTTGGTCGGTCGCGCACGCAAGGATGTCGCGAACAGCAACGCGGCAGCCAGCTACGGCCGCATGTGGCCCGACATCCTCGGATTCTTCCGCGTGTCGACCTCGCCGAGCCTCCGGAATGTGTGCTTCGGCACCACGTTCCAGGACGCGGCAACGCAAACCGATCTGATGTGGATCAACGACCGCGGACCGAAGGGCTCGTACTTGGCGCGCTGCACGCTCAGCGACCAGCAAAAGGTGATCTCGGCGTTCGCCGGATACCTCGTCACCACGCCGATCGGCTGATCGTAGTCGACGCGGCGTAACCGGGTGCGGCGTTGAGGGGCGCCGCTGCCCAACCATCAAGTTTTTTCTGAGGGACCGAGACCATGGCAGACAACACGAACGACGCGGCGAAGCTGAAGACCGAGCAGGAACAGGCGAAGGCGAAGGCCGACGCTGACGCGGCGAAGCTGAAGGCTGAGGCGGACGCGAAAGCGGCGGAGGCCAAGAAAGCCGCCGACGACGCGGCTGAACTCAAAGCGTTTCGCGAAAAAGAAGCCGAGACAAGGCTGACCGCACAGAGGCAAGCGGAGATCGAGGCTGTGCGCGCAGCCAAAGCGATCGACGAAGACACGATCGACGCTCTCGTCGAGGATGCCCGATTGGCCGGCGCGAACGAAAAGTCGCTCTCTGAGTTGCGCGGCGCGCTCGCCAGCAGCACTGTCGACGAGCTGCCGAAGTTCAACGAGCAGATTTCGGCGCTTCGAAAGAAGAACCGGAAGCCGCACCACGTCGTCTCGCAGGGGTCGGTGATGTTCAACGGCGATCGGTACGAGCACGAGGATCCGATCCTGCTCACGGATTCCGAAGCGCTCGACCTTGGCCCCGAGGTGGTCGCGCCCGGTACGGCTCCGCCAAAGCCGCGGGATATCAACAAGCGCAAGGGCGGAAAGTACACCGTCGCCGGCCCCGGTTCCGTCTACAAGGACGGTCGCCACCGCCACGCGGGCGAGGTGCTCGAGCTGAACGAGGACGACGCGCGCAGCCTGGGCGAAGCGGTCGTAGAGGTCTAAACAATGCCGAGCGCGAATCAAAACGCGCGCTCGGCGACATTGCGGGATGGCGCAGTCTGGTAGCGCGCTTGGCTCATAACCAAGAGGCCGCTGGTTCAAATCCAGCTCTCCGCAACTAACTGACAAGGTAAAGCGATGGCTGCTGTCCTACTCATCGACCAGGCGCAGCTCGAGGATCGCATCTCTGCGATTACTCTGATGCGCCTGTATGACGACGACAACGACGGAGTCGCAGACGTTGATGCCGTGAACGGACTGATCGCCGACGGTTCGTCAAAGGTGCTCGAGTGGCTAGGTCCTGTTTACGACGTAGCTATTTTGAGCGCGGTACAGCAGAACGCAGTCGTGAGGCTCGTGAAGGACGTTTGCCAAGCCTACGCGGCGCAGCGGCACCCGGAGTTCATGCGCGGAGTCGACGGATACAAAGCGATGGCGCAGGCCGAAAAGGAGCTGGAGAACCTCCGCAAAGGCCTGACCAATCTCGGCACGAAAGACCCGCCCGAGCCAGCTGCAAACCAGGGCGGCGACGTGGACAGCGGCGATCCAAACGACCAGACGCCGAGAGATAAACTCTTCCTCGACGGAACAGGCGACTACTGAGGTGACCCATGCTCCAGGTCTTCCCCGACCTGCAGCCGCTTTTCGACCTTGAAGAAGAGTGGGACCGCGGCCTCATCAAGCTCTCTGACGCTGCCCGGCGCGCAGTAGCTCGAGCCGTAGTCGAAGCGCCGATCGAAGCAATCAACACCCGTCACTACAAGGACCGGACTGCCCTCCTAACGTCGATGACGAAGGGGTGGGTCGAGATCTCGGTCCCTGGTGGCGCGATTGGCGAGATCGGCGCGTACACGTATTACGCGAGCTACGTGAACGACGGGACGCGACCGCATGAGATTTGGGGCAACCCGCTTCTGACGTTCAAGATCGGCGGCCGTTGGGTTTCGACTCCCATGGTGGTTCACCATGGGACGCAGCCAGACGGGTTCATGAGTCGCGCTTACTTCAAGGCCGAAGCTGTGATGATTCGCGAGATTGAGATCGGCGTCGCCGACCTCGAGCACTTCTTGGAAGGCTGACCCCGATGACTGCAGACGGAAGCACGATCGGCGGGCGCGCTGTTCCGTTGGTTGGGGTGTCGAGCAAAACCGATACGGTCACGGACTACGCGCTCGACGTAGTGGTCGGCTACCTAGCGGCGATTCTCCGGACCTATGCCGAGTCGGCTTGGCATTCTGTAGCGCCAGGCGAGCCAATCGTCCGGCGCGCGTTCACGCACGACCCGCAAGAGTACGAGTTCAATCAAAACGACCTGCCTGCGCTGTACATGTTTCGCACGGGCAGCGCGAGGAACGCCGAGAACCTATCGGAAGACTACCGAATCCACACCGACGGCGTGCGGTTGTTCTGGGTTCTCCCGCCAGGCAGCCCCGATACCGATCGACGGCGCAGCCCGATCATTCAGGCCGTTGGCAAGCTAATTGACCTGAAGATCGATCGCGTACGAGACCCTTGCTATGTGCTCGCGAACGACCCCGACCCGACGAAGATGGCCGAGGGCACGGTCGTCATTCGCGCCGCTGGATTGAATTGGATCAAGTTTCTCCAGTGGAAGCTAGCGAAGCTAGCGATCCAAATCGGCGAAGGTGCGGCGCGGCGCGTCTATCAAGCGCTCGACGTCACGTTCGAGTTTGAAGAGTCGATAACGCAGGGCTTCGCCGACATTTCGAACCCTTCGTCAGTCGACGCCATGTTCGCGATCGACGGCGCCAAAGACACCGACGGTAACCCGCTGCCCGCGGTTCCGTTCTCCGAGTTAATCGGCTGACACACATTCACGACACCGGGGCTTAGCGGTAACGCTTGGCCTCGGTGCTGATACCAAACCACTGACGACGAGCCTCGCGCCGTCGTCGCAAACGGAGCGCCATGCCCCTACCGAAATCGACCGTCCGGGTTTTCCCGAATCCGTGGGGGTTCATCCACCACGACCTCGGCCCGCAAGGCCATTGTCACGAAGATACGGGCGGCCGCGGCTCGACTCCGCGCTTCATCGGCGCCGAGCAGGACCAAGAGCGCACGAAGCTCGTGCACAACTACGAGTCAGATCCGAACGAGACGCGGCTCAATGTGCACGTACAAGCGTGGGCGTTCCCCTCGCTCGACGCTGCGCTGCTCGGCCCGGCTCCGGGTTTCGAACGCGGCATCGAGCTACCGAAAACGCCGTACTACCTCGACCGCTTGCGCGATGGCGATCTGATCCCCGCCGACGAGCGCTCTGGCGAGAACGGTTGCCGATTCGCGAGCCTCGCGGAGGCCAAGGCGGCCGGCGTTGCGGTGTTCGAGTCTCACTTCGGTGAGGGCACGTTCGCCGAGCTGTGCCCCGAGCTCGCTGGCGCCCCCGCAAAGTCAGCCGAAGCGCCCGCCCTGACCAGCGCGGCGCCCGTGCTGACGACGCTGGCAGAGGCCCGCCCTGCCCCGTCAGACGCAGAAACCGCCGCCGCCACCCCCGACGCCAAAGCCGCACGCGCAAGCCGCGTCGCCAACGGAGCCGACAAATGACCGCACCGCCAGTCTCGATCATCGGCTTCGCGTCCACCGATTTCGTCCCCGGTTTCGTGGGCGAGACCGTCTTGGGCGCCGGCCCGGCTACGTCGGGCAACGCAGTCTTCAAGCTGCTTTTGGTCGGCAACATGCTGGCCACGGGGAGCGCCGTTCCCAACGTCGACACGAAGCAGGTCTTTTCGGAGAACGACGCGCGTACGTTCTTTGGTCCTGGCTCCGAGCTGCATCGCATGGTGCGCGCTGCGCTCCGTGTACCCGGCATTCAGATCTGGTGCTCGCCGGTCACCGAGAGCGCGGGCGCCGCTGGTACAGTCACGATCTCGTTTACCGGGACCGCTGGGAGCGCCGGGACGTTCACGTACTGGATCGACGGCGAACGCATCGACGTCCCGGTTGCGCTCGGTGACGCGCCAACGGCTGCCGGAAATACGCTGCTGGCGCTGATTGGACAGAAGGATTTTCTGCCAGTCACCGCTGGCAACGCTGCCGGAGTCGTCACGCTCACGCGCAAGCAGAAGGGTCCACGCGGCAACTTCGGCGTCGTGGTGCAGGACGTGACGCAGGGCCCGACAGTCATGGGTTCCACGCTTGGCGGCTCTGGCACGTCGGTCACCAGCGGCGGCAAGCGCTTCGGAGGCGGAACAACTGTCGACGATGTGACCGCGGTGTCGACCGCAACGTTCCCCGCTTGGTATCAGCGCGTGGCATTCGCGCCGAACGATTCCGCGAATCTCGCGGTTTGGCTCGCGAACGAAAACGCCAAGGCTGGGCCGCTCGAGGGGCGTCCGGAATACACGGTCGTTGGTAGCAATGACACGCTCGGCAACGCTCAGAGCCTTTCGCAAACGACCCTGAACAACGGTCGTTTTCAATTGGTCTGGATGCTCGAGGGCGAGTCGCACCCGGCCGAGATCGCTGCCTTCGTGGCCGCGCTGCGCACCGCGACCGAGCCAGGCGATCCGGGCTCGGAGTACGACGACGAGGTTTTGGTCGGCCTCGCCCCGCACCGGTACACGTCGCAAATTCCGCAACGATCGACGAAGCTGGCCGCGCTGCAGACCGGTCTCACCCCGATATACACGTCGAACGGTCAGGCGCTCATCACTCGGTCAATCACGACGCGCTGCCTCAATGGCACCGCGCCGGATTATCGCGTGCTGGACACCGGATGGGCGTCCGTGACGGACTTCATTCGAGTCGACATCGGCTCGAGCCTGTGGCCCGAGTGGAAGAACCAAAACCCGGTGCTCGCCGACGACCCGGCGCCAGAGCAGGGCGAGCGAATCAGCGGCGTCGGAACGCCGAAGCGCTGGAACGACCGAGTAATCCAGAGGCTCAAGCGGTTCGAGCGCGGCGACATTGTGACAAGCGGCATACCGCAGATCATCGACGTCGATCTGAACCTGCCGAGCTCCGGCTGGGACCCGGTTGCTAAGCGACCCATGTCGTTGATTCCGATCGTGCCGTCGCCACGCAATCACCAGATCGGCGTGAGTCTTCGCCAAATGTGATGACGGGCCGCGCGTAGCGGCCTGACTCACCAGCTTTCGCGCGCCGCTGAGAGTGCGCGCGGTTCCATTTTCAGGAGTCCCAATATGGCGACTACGACTATTCGCGCGGCGGCGGTGTATGCACGGGGCAAGAAGGTCGCAGAGGTCGAATCGGCCGACTACACGATCGATTCAGGCGACGAAGCGCACCACGGCACCGAGGGCCTACTCGGCTTCTCGAAGGGTCAGATCACGACCAAGATCACGACCAACGTGATCATCCCGGTCGCCGGAATGACCTCGACTCTCGAGGGCGCGCTACTCAACAAAGAGACGCTGACGATCGGCTGGGTCGGCGGCGGCAAGATGCATCAGATCGACATGAACCCGATGACTGCCAGTTACAAGTCAGACTCCAAGAGCGGCTCGCTGAAGGGAACGTTCGAGTTCCACGGCGGCAAGCCTGACGTGACGGGCTGATGAGCGCGAAAAAAGCTGTGTGAGCGACTGATTTCGACACGCGACGATCGAGTCTGAGGGGACGAGATCGGCAGGGTTTTCTCTGTTCGAACGAGGCAAGACAATGGCGCGATTTTCACAGATTCAGCAGGGCAAAAGGGCGCGGCGTGTCGTCGCGTTCCCAATGCTCAACACCCGTTGCCCGCTCCTGGTGCCACTGCCAGAGCTCGAAGCACAACGGCTCGCCGATGCGGCGGAACGCGGCGCTACCAAATCAGGTGGTGACGCGCCAACAGCACCCGAAGACGAAAATCTCGTCGCGCTTGTCGTGCTGAATGGCGAAGAAGAGACAAGATCGCTAGAGCTTGCGCGCGCTGCCGCGATCAAGGCTGGCGTTACTGACCCGAAGCCGAACGAGCCGATCTATGATCTCCAGGTCATGGTTCACACGCTGCTCTTCGGTTGCGTGGACAACGAGTCTCCGATCGATGCGCCGGTTCCGTTCTTCTCATCTGCTGAGCAGATCATGAGGAGCCTGAGCCGCGACCAGATAACGCACCTGTTCGCTCAGCACGAGTTTTGGCAGGACGAGATCTCGCCGCGTGCCAAGAACACGACCGAAGATGACTTTATGCGCTGGCTCACTGGAGTCGCGGAGTCGGAGTCTCCGTCAGATTTTTTCGAGCTTGTCGGGCCCGCTACGCTGTGGCGTTACGTGCACACTTTGATCAAGCTGCTTGCACTCTCACCAACGGACAGGTCGCCTGTTGGCTCTACGACCGACAGCAGTGGCAAAAGCAGTACGACCCCGACGGTAAAGATCTCGGACTCGACTGAGGGCGCCGCGGATGGCTGACTTCTCCTCGCTGCTGCAAAAGGGCGGCGGCACCCATGCGATCCGACCGCCGGCGCGCGTCGTCACGCTCCCGCTATCCGCGTGGGCCGATTCGCGCTCGGACAAGCCACGGACTCCAGTGACGATCGGAATCCGGCTCATCTCCGAGCAGGACACCAGCGCGGCTCGCGCGGCCGCTGCCAAGGTCGCCGTCGAGCTCGTACCGGTCGGCACCGAGGACGACCGAATCGAGGCGTACAACTGCGCTCTCATGCGGTTCGCTGCGGAGCACGGGACTTGCTCGGCGACGAACGTGGAAGACCCGCACTTCGTGATGGGCGAGTTCGAGATCCGCCAGCGCATGACGGCCGAGGGAGTCCGTTTGCTGTGGCACGCGATAGAAGCACTTCACGAGGCTTCGAATCCGTCGGTCGAGGAGATCGACGACGAGGGCATCGCGCATCTGTTCGCTCTTCTTCACCGCGACGCGCTCGCCCTGCTCGATAAGCCCGAGGGAGCGCGCATCCGGCGCTTGCTCGAGCTCTGCCGCTCTGGGCTCGCTGAAGTAGCCGGCTAGCGCGCTCGAAAACCAACGACCAACCGCGGACTTCGCTCCGCAAGTGCCGAGCTTTGTTCGGCCGACAACTAACGAGGCAATTGCAAAATGGAAACGAAGAAGTACGCAGTCGGCGACGTGGTCATGATCCCGGTGACGATTCTC